TGGTTTTAATCCAGATACGGTATATGATGGTACAAGTGCTGCTAGCGCTATAATTGGTATGGGAAAAACAGTAGGTGCTTCATTAGCTTCTAGAACTTCAGGAGATATTAATAAATCTAATATTAAAAGAAAATCTAAACTAGAAGAAAGAAAGAAAAATCTAGAGAAAAATACAGAAAAGAACAGTAAAAAAATAAAAAGAGTAGAAGGTAGAATAACTAAGAAAACTAATTCTATTAAAGAATACGAAGAAAGAACAAAACCTAGTCTAGAAGCAGATATACTCGATATAACTAAAAAATAATAATAAACAATAATAAACAACTAAAACAAAAAAAACAAAATGGTAAAATTTATCTCAATTCCAGTTACAGGATTAGGAACAACTCTTATACCTACAGACGGTTTAATTACGCAATATCTTAGTGCTACTAGTGTTAAATTAGCAGCTGGCGGAAGATTACTAGCTCTAACAACAGTAGGAGCAACAACTGCATTTACTGATGCTATCAATAATGCTGCTTTAACGCTTAACGGACCAGTCTTAGCTTCTGTGGATTTACCTAGCGGACAGACTTGCACAGCTATTGTGATATCGTAACAATTAATTTAAAATCCCCTATAGAGTAATTTATAGGTGAATTTAATAAACTTAAAAATTATGAAAACTCCATTAAGTCAAAAAACAGTTAAAAAAGAAAAAGACGTTTCTTACAAAAGTGATATGATAGGTTTACCTAGTAAAGTTGTTAAACAACAAAAGACAACGATGAAAGAAGCTAGTAGTGGACCAAGATATGAAATAAAGAAAAATGGATCAGGTGTTTCATCTAAAAAACCTACCCCACTTAATATGAAAAAAGAATACGGAAAAACAAAATCTCCTGCTAAAATGAAAAAATGTTAATATGGCATTTGTAATGAATGGAGCGCCATATATTACAAACAACACTCCAATATACAGCGTTGATATGGACGATAATGTTTTGGGTATGGCTCAAAATAATGGTTCTATTCTTATAAACAAAAATGTTTCACCTTTAGAATTAGAGAAAAGTAAAACTATAGAGCATGAAATGGTTCACATCGATCAAATGAAAAGAGGCGACTTGGACTATACAGATACTTCAGTAACTTGGAAAGGTAAGAAATATCCAAGATCTTCTATGAAAGAAGGGTCTAAAAAACTACCCTGGGAAGTAGAAGCTTATAAAAAGCAATAAATACGTGTAATAATAATACTAAAGAAATAAACAAAATGGCTTATAAACAAAACGCGGGTAGAGGTAACTCCCCAAAAACAGGAAATGGAATTCCTTCTGCTTTAATGCAAGTTAAACCAAGTTTCAAAGGTTCTACCGATAAAACAGAATCTGCAGGAGGTAATGCTCCAGGAATGACAGCTAACACTGACTTATTAAAAGTAGCAAAATACTACGGTGGTAAAGCAATTGATAAAATCAAACAAGGTGGTCAATACTTAGCTGATGTTGCAGAAGGTAAAAAAGGTTCGTCTAGTTATAGTGGTGGAGCTGAATCAATGAGACAAAAAAACATAGCTAAGAAAAAAGCTAAATAAATAAATTATGGGACAGTACGGAAATCAACCAGATTTTGGAACAAGAGCAAAAAATATAACTCCATCTGGCGATCCATCTAATGGAACTACTAATATAGCCCCAGCAGCTTTATATATAGGCGTTGGTGGTACATTAATATGCAGAGTTGTTGGAGGTAACGCTAATATATTAAATCCAAATGAAGAACAAACCGGATGGACAACTTTTATTAATATCCCAAGTGGCACTTTTTTTCCAGTTATAGTTTCTGCAGTTTATGGAGGCGATGGTGATAATAGTACAACTTGCACGGACATAGTAGCACTTTACTAATGGGGTGGGGAATAGGTATTGGAATAGGATGGGGGGGATATAATGCACCAGCCTTGCCTCCTGGTGTAAATGAAATATTTTTATATGGTTGCCTTAACCTTATACCAATTGCAACTGTATATAGTCTTGAAAATGAGTTGGTAATTGGGGGTCTATATTATAACGATCCTAATTTTAATGAAGCATTCAATGGATTTGGCGGGGCCGGGGAGGGCGCCGACCAATATGAATTTGTTGTTGGTGAAATGACTCCAAATTTTCAGGTTTGCTAATAAATAATAAAATAATTATAACAATCAAATTAAATAAAAAATGGAAGAAACAAAAAAGATTACAACAGAACAATTAGAAACAATTGTTAAAGGGCAAAAAGAATTAAATACCTTATTGGTAAATATTGGTATTTTGGAATCACAAAAACATGGATTGCTACATCAAATTGCAGAAGTAAACAAATTCAACGAAGAGTTTAAATCTGGATTACAAGAAGAGTATGGTGCAATTAATATTAATTTAGAAGACGGTTCTTATACAATTGTAGAAGATGAAAAAGAAACTGAGGCTAAACTTAATGTAGTGTAAAATGGATTCAGTTATAAGAAAAATAAGTATTGGTACGGACTATAAGAACGAAGCAATGCACTATTCCATTGGGCAACAAGTATACGGCGGTCATGAAATTGCTTATATCAAGTTAGATCAAACAGATTCTTCTTATAACATATATATTAAAAAAGAAGATGAGATTATGCCTTGGAAAAAGTTTAATGCTAACATGGCAATCTCCGTAGAATACGATTTGGAATACTAATGAAAAGTGTATTTAATTTTATCGTGAAACCGGTAGGTGAAAGATACGATAATAAAATTAAGGTAGAAGGCAAAGAGCTAATACTGAATACTAAAATAGAAAGTTTTAAGTCTGTGAATAATTTAGCGGAGGTAATATCTACCCCGCTAGCTTATTCAAGTGATATAAAAGTAGGTGATATTATTGTTATACATCATAATGTTTTTAGAAGATTCTATGATATTAGAGGTAATCAAAAAAATAGTAGAGCATACTTTATGGACAATATGTACTTCTGTGATATAGATCAAATTTATTTATACAAATCAGAAGGCAAATGGAAAACTCTAGGTGATAGATGTTTTATAAAACCATTAAAGAATATTGACCCTTTAAAGCTTGATAAAGAGCAACGCCTTATTGGTATATTAAAATACGGAAACAACTCCCTAAAAGAGCTTAAAATAAACGAGGGAGACCTTGTAGGTTATACTCCTTATGGTGAGTTTGATTTTATCATAGATGGGGAACGACTTTATTGTATGAAATCTAATGATATTGTAATTAAATATGAATATAAAGGAAACGAAGCAGAATATAATCCTAGCTGGGCACAAGGCAGTTCTTGAATTAATTAAAGTTGCTGAAGAGGCGATCTTAAATAATGGAGACGATGATTTAAGCGCAGATAAATTAAAAAATGCTGCTGCTACAAAAAAATTAGCAATCTTCGATGCTTTTGAAATACTAACACGTATCGAAGAAGAAGAAAAGTTATTAGTTGAAGGAGATAAAGAAGCTGAAGTAAAAGTATTTAAAGGTTTTGCAGAAGGGAGATCTAAATAATGTACGAGCAAACTTTATATAAAATAATACCAGACTATATAAAGTCAAGTGTTATTAAGCAGGACAATCGTTTAAAAAAATGGAAGTATGGGTATAATAAAGACCATGATGTGGTTGTTATTAGTAAAACTGGAAAGATTGGTGAAATTATTGAAATCCAAAATTTAAAAATAGCTTTACCATTATCTGAAAACCCTTATTCCAGGTCTTCTAAAAAAGAAGAACAATATTGGGAACAAATGAGTTACCCAAAAGAAATAAGTAAAATAAAAAGCACGTTTGATTGGAACAAGCAACCTGATGTATTTAAAGACAGATGGTATGATTATATTGATAACGAGTTTAAGTATAGAGAGGAAGGTTTATTCTTTTACAACAACGGTAAACCCACTTATATAACAGGTACGCACTATATGTACTTGCAATGGAGTAAAATAGATATTGGTGCTCCAGATTACAGAGAATCAAATAGATTATTTTTTATATTCTGGGAAGCTTGTAAAGCAGATCTTAGATGTTACGGAATATGTTATTTAAAGAATAGACGTTCTGGATTCTCATTTATGTCATCTTCTGAATTAGTTAACTTGGCCACCATATCAAGTGACTCTAGATTTGGTATATTATCAAAATCGGGAGCAGATGCTAAAAAAATGTTTACCGACAAAGTTGTTCCAATATCAATAAATTATCCTTTCTTTTTTAAACCTATTCAAGATGGTATGGATAGACCTAAAACAGAATTAGCTTATAGGGTTCCTGCTTCTAAACTTACAAGAAAGAAGCTTGACGCTAATGAAAAGGCTGATGAGATGGACGGGTTAGATACTACTATTGACTGGAAAAACACTGGAGATAACAGTTATGATGGTGAAAAATTAAAACTGTTGGTTCATGATGAAAGCGGGAAATGGGAAAAACCTGACAATATATTAAACAACTGGCGAGTTACTAAAACAACTCTTAGATTGGGTAGTAAAATTATCGGTAAGTGTATGATGGGTTCAACATCAAATGCTTTAGA